GCAGGAAGATTAAAGGTTATGCTTAAATCATTTAAAGAGTTAGAGTTTTGTATCCATGTTGAGGTTACATTTACAAATTCATCTGGTGGATAATCTTTAAAGTTAATAAGATCTAAAATTTTTGCTTCAATAACTGGAGAATCTATAGACTCACATCCAGAGTCAGATATATGATTTATTTTTATATAAAGTGTATTAAGCGTGTCTTTACTAATTAAAGCTGGGCCAAATCCAGTGTATGCTAACTCCCAAGAATACGGGTTGTTTGTTTCAGATATATAAACTTTAGTTTCTCTATAAGTTCCATAACCTGTTGCTGGGTCCTGCCATGAAACTATTATTCCCTCTACTGTGCTTTTTGCTACTGGAGTTAAGGCAGTAGCAGCACATATAGGATCGACATAAACTGGTATTGTGAACGGGCAATCATCAGATGACCCATCTCCGTATATGCTTGTTATCTTTCCCGTTATTGTTGTTTGAAATACTCCACCAAAGTTTGCCATATTGTTTGCCCTGCTAAGGATATAGCTATACTGATTTACTTCATCCTTTTCAGCAAATGGGACAAAGATAGGTTCTTCTCCTGCGGCAGTTAATGTAAGTTGAAAAAGTCTTATTCTATTGTCACGAGTTACGTTATCTTCTAAAAATGGCTTTTCCCAAGAAACTTTTAAGTCTGCGGTAATTGCATCCCACGTTGCAACAACGTTAATTGGACAACTTCTCCTTGGTGCAGGAGTTCTAAAATTAAATCTATCAGAAAATTCACTGGAACCTAAAGCTTTATCAGAATAGACCCATGCTATTTGAAGTGCGTAGTCGGTACTGCAGTCTAGATCTGGGATAACTACATCCCAGTAGTCTCCATCTTGACTCTGAGTAATTCCTAGATCTTCATAGCGTTCAGACATTCTAGTCTCCAAACGATAGGTCTAGTTTAAATTCAATTGCTGCTTCTCTACCAATTACTTTAATCATAGTTGAATTAAGTATTGATCTTGCAATCAATCCATATTCTGGATCAAAGGTGTCTTCGTCATTGATTCTTAGTCCGTCCATAGAAACTGATGTTTGAGCAGATGTTGGAGTAACAACAATTCCTAGCTTTACAACACTTTGTGGATTAAATGTACCTGTTGAAACTCCTGTAGACATATTAACTGATTTAATGTTGTTACCAACAGAGTGTCCAGTAAATGTAAATTCTAAATAATCAGTATTTGAGCTATATAGCCTAACCTTTAATGAAGATAGGTTTGAATCATTTACCTTATATGAAAATGATAATGTATCAGATGGGTTATAACCAGATATATCCATACTGTTAAGGGCATATGTATACTCTCTTGCTGCCGCCCCATTTGATGTAAATATTAAAGAGCTATCTCCAACTCTATAATCAGATTGATCTAATGCTGGTTCTGGGCTCCATTCATATGGCAATTCAAAATTAGATATAAACTTGCTATCATATAAATTCTTTGAATAAGATTCTCCAGAATATATTCCAATTTCATTAATCTTACCTGCTATATTGGTAGGAATTGTAGCTGAATATATAACTGTATATTTTGTTGGTGATACAGATGCATCTATGTCTATTCCACCCGCCCTGATTGGAACTCTATAAAACTCAAATCCAAGTCTTGAGTTTGTGTCAGAAAGTGGATACTCCGTATTAGTTGCAATTCCTAATGCCATTTCTTTTGAAGCAAACTGGGAGTTGCCTGAAACAAAGTTAGCTAAGAATCTTTTACCAAACTTAGTTATCATGATCGGCCTCCCTGTTGGTCTGAAATAGTTATTGCATAAAGGAAGCCGTCAATGCTTTCCTCGCTTGAATTGTAAATTCTAAACTTTGCTTTTGCTCTTTGCATCCCAGAAGAATCTTCGTATAACTCAAATCCTTTTAGCACTATATCTGAAAGCTGTGGCCTTTTACCATTTGGTGGCGGTGGGGGTGGCGGTGGACCACCAGGATCTGATGATCCTTGGGTAAAGGGGAATGATGCAGTTGTAGACTTAGTCTCTCCAGACTCGCCTTTCCATACTGCTGCTAAGCGTGGGTCATCATCAAAGATGACCGCTATTTTTCCTACTTCAATTCCCATTTATTTATTATACCATTACGTTATTAGATAGCCCTACACGAAATTACGGTACTTACCCCTTCCGAATAGTCTAGTGTACATCTAGTTACTATATATTTATCGCTAGATTCAGTCAGTCCTAAAATAGGATAATTTATAGTTACTATATCTCCTGCTGATAATATTGGGTTTCCAAACACTGTCATGTCAACAAACCTACCCTTATTTAAAGAATTTGACTTAATCCATTCCGCCAAATTTTTAGCATCTTCTTCTGACTGAATCCAGGAAGAGTCAAATATCACAGATTCTTTATTTTCTGAATCGGTAGATTGATCTGTATCGTAGTCTATAGGATTAGACCTCTGAATCTTGTTTCCAAGGATATATAGGCTTGTGTAGTTGTTGTCGTGCAGTACTACGGAGCTAGATGTATTATTTAAAATGTAAGCTTCGGCAGAAAACGGTTGTAGTCTCTGATCTAATACCTTAACGTATTTATTTAAAGAAGTTCTAACCTGAATAGGTACAGCTGGCCTATCCTCATAAGGCTGCTTTATTTTTCTAATCTCTCTAGCAGTTGTTCCAAACTCAAACATAAAGCCGCTCTGATCTGCAACAGTGTCACCATTGTTATAAATTAAATCGCCATAAAGCATTGACAAGGTGTCGTCAGAGTATACACCATTGTACTCGTAAGACTTGGATAAGCTTTGCTCTTTGTACTCTTCTTCCTTAATACTTTTTGCATAAGCATATTCAAAGAATACTATGCCCTGACCGCAGTGAAGTCCAATATTTTTTGTAATAGATGTTGGAGGTACGTATTCATTTGTTGAGTCAGATCCAGCATCAACTGCAGTTATCTTAAACCCATTAACAAATACTGTAATTGTATTTTTAAATACAGATCCAGCCATAGATTCTCTTTTAACTAGAACATCAATGTTGTATGCGCTTCCCGCATATATTCCTGCCATTGTCTTGGTAGATGTTTGCTGGCTATCTTTTAAAACTGTAAGCTTATTGTTGTTAACTTTTACAATCATTATATCTTTTTGCAATCCTGCAAAAGCTGTTGTGCGTATTAAAACATAGTATCCATTTTTGCCAGTTGAATCAAGACAAAACCCAATTCCTCCTACTTGATCTGGGCTTACATACTGACTATCAAAAAACATTCTAGCTCCACAGGAAAGATATGTGGCTCCAGTTTCAATTGAATTAAATTGTTTTACAACAATGTCGTATGTCTTTTTATCTTTATCTAAATTTGAAACAGTAAGGTAGCTTTTGATATTTGTTGCGTCTGATGTTTTTGCTGGAGAAGTAACTGAGCCAATTCCTGGCTTTAGCTTTGCAACATCTGGTGTAGCCAATGTAATGTTATATCTAGTAAATTTATTTGGGTTTGTCTCGCCAGGGCCATTTACGTAATCCCCCAATGTTTTTTTATGATCAGATTTTGATGTTGACAGGGCTCCTCTGGTTTTAATATTGTATTCACCAGTTGGGTAAAAATTTTTATATCCAGGCTTTGCTAACGCTGAATACTTCCATATGTCTGATTGGTTTTTTATAAGAACTCTAATTGGTGTGTTTCCTGAAGATGGTACATATTGATACCACAATCCGTCATACTCAATAATCTCTCCGTTTATCATAACATAGCCTGCAAAAGAGTCTAAAATCTTATCTGGTCTTGCCGAGTTTATTGTATTTGGATTTAGCTTAAACGTTGTTGTTGAGTCTTCAATATCTGTTGCTAATGAACCAGCTCCAAGATATGACTCTTCTGATGTCCACAGTGGTGATCCAGATGTATTATTAGTCGCAACAAATGCGGTGGAATATCTGACTCTAACCTGATTTGCAGAAAATATTTCTCTAGAAGATAGCTTTATTATGTTAGGGACATAAGTGACTGCTGAGCCATTTTTTATTTCTTCGCTAGTAAAAGTCCATTTTGATTCAGCATCTTTATCATATATCAAGTTTCTGCTGTAAAAATTCAAAACATTATACTCATCTACAAATGCGTTCATCTGTATATCTCTACATAACTCCTGAAGCACATCCCACACAGTCTTGTCTCCGTCGGACCACCAATACGTTAAAGACGGCACAGAGTCATCATCAACTTTGCCATCGACTTTTTTTACATTAATTTTATAATTAGAGAATCCAATTGAGTCTAGCACTCTTTTAATAATTGCTGTTATTGGAGAATCTTGAACTAAAATTTGTGGACATAGGGTATCCTGAAGAATCTTGGCTGCATCTGTTGCTTCAATAGTAGCATCTCCAAATTCAGATAGTGACCAAGAGTTTACATAAAACAATCCTTGCGGAGCCTTTTCTGATGTTAATCCATCTCCAATATTTATGTGTGGCTTAATTACTGAATTCTTAAACAGATATAGCTTTGTGTTATCTATTTCATTTTTGGTGTTATACTCTACAATTGATCTAGAAAGAACATGGGGCTTCATGATAGACATAGTTATATAGTTTGCAGTAATGACACCAACTGGAACAATAGAGTTCTCATCTGCGCTAGTTTCTTTATTTACTGAAAATGATACTATATCTGAATCAATATTTATGACCCATCTTGGGCTTAATTCAATTACTCCAAGCAGCTTACCTGTATTTGAATTAACTGCAGTTAATGATACCTTTTTTAAATACTGTGTTGTTGTATATGTAGTAGGTTCTGTTGTTGACCATGTAGTGCCATTGTAATATATTATTGCTTCCCCGCTTGAATTAAGTGTAGTTCCAGAAGCGGATATTGTAGTGTTATCTTGCTTGACTCCAGTTATTGTCCATGAGGCTGGGGTATCATGGCTAGTTTCAAATCTAGCAATAATTTTATTTGCAGGAACTAATTTAGCCACAGTCTTTTCTTTATCGGAAAAATACTCCAAAGAAATATCTATGTTTGTATTTTTAGGAGCTAGCCAATATTTATAAACTATATCTGGACCAGGATAATATAATCTAGGCTTTGTACCCATATCCACATCTCTTGGTCTTTCAAATGAGTTTTCTGGAGTGTCTGTATTATTAGTTGTATGAACTAGGTATTTAATTCCTGGAGATAGTGGTCTAAATGGTTTGTATATTGTATCTATCGGAAACAATTTTTTAAAAGCATTAGAATAAGTATTTGTTAATGCAGAAGAGGTTGCCTTTATATCTTCAACCATTGAGTTTAAATTATATTCTATTGTGGCGCCAGCCGAAGTTGATATAGCATATCCCTTTTTAAGCAAGTCTTTAGTTGTGTTGGATACAGATATCATACCTGCTCCAGGGATATGCTAACGCTCCAAAATGGCTGAAGACCTCTTTTTATAACAGTAAAGTCGCATGAAGTAAATGCCATAGTATATGTATAGTCATCTGAAAGTGAGCCTGTGCCCTCAACTAAAGAAGGAGAAAAAACTGTTGGGTTAATTTTAATTCTAAATGGACCACGACCAGCAGAGCTCTCATAAAAATTTTTTATATCTTCTGCTCCCCATCCTCCATCAACTGTTTCATTTCTAAAAGAAGGAATCATTTCCCATGAAGCACTTAGATTTAGCTTATCTGCTATAAAATACTTTCTGAGTGTGCCATTTGCCATTCTTTGGCTAGATTCAATTCTTTCTGTGTTTATAGAAAGAGGAGACCTGTTGTGCTCTGTAATTCTTCTAAATCCTAATGAACCTGCATTTGCAAACGCTAATCCATTTGTGTTTGCAACTGACTCTGTATATGTATTTCCAGGAGCAGACACATTTGCCCCCTTGTAATTAAATTGATTTGTTGATGTATTAATTGCAAACGGGTCTAGTGCTTCTATATAAAGGATTGATCCTTTTGATAAATTTTGAAAACTCATTATCCGCCAACCCTTCTATTTACTCCAGAAGCCATTTCTCTAAGTCTCATTTCTTTATGAATTGATGCAGCAACTTGATCTGCTGTAAGATTAGTTCCATTAAGCTCTACATTGATATTATACAATGTGCTTCCAGATGAAGCAAGGCCTCCCTCGTTAAATCTTACACGGCCACCGCTTGACATCTTAGGAATATCATAGCTAACCATTCCTCCAGCAGCTAATTTATTTATCTTGTCTAGCATAGGGACTCCTATTGCTTGAACTGATTCCGCCCTAATAACATACTCACCATTTGATAGCATTGCTGGTATAGAGTCCGATGTTCCAGTGCCTGGACCATAAACTCCTCCACCTGGACCAAAATGTTGAACTATTCCTCCAGATGCTTTTTTAAATACCTTCTTTAACTTCTTTCCTTCTGGACTTGTTATGTCGTACTTCTTTCCCATATTGTCATAAATATAGGTAATGTTTCCTTCTTTTCTTACTGTTCCGCCTTTAGGAGCCATTGGATCAACTGCATTATTTGCAGCTTGTTTTGCAGTAGGTACATTAGGCTTTGGCTTATTAGTTTCACCCTTACCTAAAGCTTCCTTTAATTCTAATCTAAGTCTATCTAAAGTTGTTCCACCAGTAATTGCTGTTGCAAGCTGCTTTACGGCAGCCATATCATTTTTAAATGTATCTAGAATTGATTTGTTTGGTGTTGATGTAGTTGTAAGCCTAGAGCCACTATAAGATGTAGATGTTGTCTCTGGAGCAATAGGCTTTCCGTTTTTATCAAAATAGAGGCCAAAAGCATCTCTAACTGTTTTTGCAGTTGTGCTGCTACCAGTTCCAGATTTTTGAATTTCTTTTATAAGTGCGACTAGCTCTGATCTGATCTTTGCTTCTTCAGCAGCTCTTTCTTTTGCTGGTAGAAGCTCTGCGCTTATTCCTCTAGTTGTTAGATCATTATATGAACCCTGGAATTTTTTAATTAAGTCAGAAATTTCACCAGCAACTGCTGAGTTATCTGTGGCATTCTGGAAAGAAGTATTCTTTTTATCTTGACGATCTTGAATTCTTTCTGCATCTTTCTCTAAAGGTGCTTTTGCCTTATTTGCAGCATCTTCGATTGCTTTAGCTGCAAGATCGCTCTGTCTATTTGAAGTAAGCTGATCAATACTTAGTCTTGCTGATGCAGCTGCGGCGGTATCTCCCCGTGATACTGCATCGGCATATTCAATTTGTAGCTTTTGTAGCTCTAATGCATAATTTGAAGCATCTTGAGTTGCTCTTAATGCTTCAAGCTTTTTATTCTTTTCTTCTTCTATAAGCTTAATTTTTTTAGAAATTGCTTTTAGTTCTTCTTGAGCGCTTCTTTGAGAAGCTGCGTTTGCTCGTTGCGCTGCTGCAGAAGTTGCGGCAATTGTTTTTTGCAACTTAGTTAATGCTGCTCCAGTTTTTCCATATGTTGTTGCATCTCCAGCAGCTTTAGTAAGCTGATCAATTCCGCTTCCGATTGCTGATGTAAATCCAGCAAGCTTGCTAGCCAATGTAGAATCAATCTTACTTAAATCAATATTAATTCCAGAAGTAAACAGCTTCCACTTTGCGAGTATACCCTTAATTGAGTCGGACTTGTTTGCAATTAGTTCTAGCAAAGGTTGAGTCTTAACCAAATTAGAATAAACACTTTCTCCGATGGCATCATTTATTCCTGGATTATTAGCTTCTGCTTTTGACATAACTATTTGATAAGCTCTAAACTCATCTATAACATTTCCTGCCGCATCTTTTGTGCCGATCAAACTAGATGTGGCTGTTTGGAATACGTTAATAAGTCCTTCAAATCCATTTCCTACTTCTTTATACCAATCAGCAGTACCCTCACCCCTATTTAAAGTGTTTACTAGGTTTTCAACAGCAAACTCGGCAGCAGTTGACTTGTCTACAATTGCACCAAAACCTTGATCAGCTAACAATTGATATGTTTGCTTAGACTTATTGCTATTTGCTAATGCGCCATAAATCTTCTTGTTTGCTTCTTCAATGCTCATTCCAGCGGCAACCATTTGTGCCTTTTGATTGCTTACTAGCCTTTGAGTTTCTTTAGTGCTGCTTGATCTATTTAAAGATTCAATTAAATCCTTTAGACCCTTGCCCTCTTCTTTTGCTTTCTTGAGTTCTTCAATTGATCTTGGAAGTCCAGGCATTCCTAGCGCAATACCTTCTGAACCTTTTGCAGCGGCTGTTGCTAGTTTTTGCTTATCTATGTAGCCTTGCATTGTTTCCTGCAAGTTAAAGTACTTTATTCCAGCTTGCTCTGCAGCTTTAGCTGTCATGGAAAGACCCATTCTTGCGTCTTGCCAATCATCCTGAACTTGCTTGTAAATCTTAAAGCCTGCAAAAACTGCGCTTATTGCTAACCCTACTGGACCAAATCCTTTTGCAACCATTAAAACATTATGCATAGCTTTAGTTAAACTCATTGTGCCTGCAGTAATTGCCTTGACACCAGCTCCTAATCCTGAAAGACCAGCCCTAGCTTTAGTTATAGCTGGTCCAGCTATGAAAGGCAATATTGATGCGGCTCCCATAACTCCCATACCAGCGGCTTGTCCACTCATACCCAAAACTTTTTCTTGACTCATCATTGCCATACCAGCCATTGAGCCAGCCATAGATGCACCCATTGCTCCGCCGCCCATACCCATTGGCTTTTGAGGAACAGCCATTCCAGCAGCCTTCATCTGAGCTGCTGTCATTACCTTGTCGCCAACCATGTACTCTGTTTTTCTAAAACCTAAAGTTCCAACTTTTCTGCTGCTGACACCATCTCCAGCTTGCTTCCAGTTTCCAATAATTGCTGGTCCACTCATCATTCCAACTTGCTTTCCAGTTGCAGTGTTTATTGGAAGTCCAGTTGCGGGATTAATACTATATTGTCCAGGATAAGCTTGTCCAAGTCTTCCAGCATTTTCTGCACGTACTCCAGATGCAAAAACGCTTCCAGCGGCTTGAGCTATTGCCGCTTTCATTTTCATTGTAGCAAGAGATGCTCTTCCTGAATTAACAACTTGTTTTGTAAACTCTTGATAAGCTTGCTTGACATGCGTTCCAGATGTCATCAATCCATATCTTAATGTAACTGCACCTCTTGCTGCAGAATTTGCAAGAGTGTTAAACCCAGCTTCAAGGTATCTGGCCTTCATCATTGCAGAGTTTCTAAATGGGTCAAGTGCGTTATTAACAATTACCTGACCAGGGTTGTAAAAGCTTGTTGTTCCTGTTCTTACCGCTTGTCTGCCCAAACCGCTTGTAAGCGCCTGCTGTCCTCGAATCTGATGAGATGCTGCTCTAGACCTTGCAGCTTCCGCATCTCTTTCTCTTTGTGCACGTTGCTTGGCTTCCCACTCTGCTCTAGCGGCTGGATTTCCTGGACGGCCATAGGCATATCTTCCTGACCTAACTGGCCCACCACCAATTGGACCACCCATATTTCTTTTAGCTTGAACATGCACTCCATGAAGCTTTTTAAAATCAGTGCGCTCCATTCCATCTTCAAATCTTTTAAGAAGACTAATGTATGGACCTCTGTCTTCTTTTGGAATAGTAGCAACAAATTTAACAAGCTTTGGATACATTTTTTCCATTGCTTTTTTCATTTTTCTAGAATATTGTGTAGGTGTCATTCCTGCAGCTATTGGCGCAGTATTTACAGCAAAGTCTTTTCTTGCACCGCCCTTAACTGCAAGAAGGTTGATCATTGCTTGATCGCCCATAGAAGGCAAGGTCTTTGCAAATTCGGTGTTACCTGAAGCTTTAGGGAATACTCCTGCTGCTCCAACATCTGCTAAAACATTTCCATACACATTGCTTGGTGACAAGTCTTTATTGTTCATTACTAAAGATGCAATTGTTTGTCTAATCATTTCATCTTCTGAGAACTTAGTTCCTCCACCCACAAATTTTTTATCAAATGGCGATTCTAATCCAAGTAGTTTTGACTTGCCAGTTGGGTCTAATGGGTTTGCTATTGTTCTAATTGTTTGTTCTGGAGCATCAAGTTCAAAAACTTCTCTAGCCATCCTGGTGCCATAAATCTCAGCCTTTGCAGATATTTCATTTGGAACACCCTTAAAGAATTTTAAATTTCCATCTGCATCTTTATACAAACCTGAAACTCCAGGAATTGGATAGCTCATGCCAGAGCTTGGAGAAACCATATGCCCATACTTAACTGGAGCCATGTCTTTATAGGTTCCTGTCGCTGTTGCCTTTGACATATCACGAGCTTTTTTCAAAATTTCTAATTGCTTGGATGGTGCTATTAATCTTAATAGTGGGGATATGTTTCCATAATTTGATCTACCTTTAGATATAGATCCACCTGGAATCATTCCGCCCTTGTTAAAAAACCCAACAGCTGGACCAGTTAATTGTCTCATCCAAGAGCTGTTCATTGAAGCTAGTCTTCCACCAAGTGTTGGAATCATTCTAGCATTAAATCCAATTCCAGATTTCATTTTCATCATAGTAAGCTGTTTAATAATTTCAGGCATTGTTGTTTTGCCTTTTATGCCTAGCTTGGCTTTAATCTTTTTGATGCCTTGTATAAAATTCCGCTTTGCCTCATCTTGAAATGGAGAAAGCTCATCTTTAAAGTTGCCGCCCTTACCTGATGCTATACCAGCAAACATAGTATTGAAAGATCCCATAAGTCCAGCAGATTGACCAACATAGTTATTTGATCTAACTCCAGTAACACCAGCGTATTTTGCTGCCTCAGCCTTTGACATTCCGTCTGCTACAAGCAGCTTCTCTAGCTCTCCTGGCTTAAATACTGAAGCAGATTCTTTTGCAGTCATAAAGTGAGATTTATGAATAGGATCATATGAATCTGAAACTCCACCCAGAATTCCAAAAACCTTTTTAGCTTGTCCTGGGCTTATAATACCTTGGGCAACAAGATCATCGACTACAGACATCATTGTTCTTGTGTAACTCATTGTGTCTATCTTTTTGTGACCAGCTGCTTTTGCAGATTGGTTATACTTATTTTTATTTGAATAAGCATCTAGAATTAAGTTTGCATCTGGATGCTCTTTGCTTAATCTAATAAGCTGAGCTGTTCTTGCTTTTACAAACTCTTCTAGCTTTGTGGTTCCATTTGCATTAGCCGCTTTCTTTGCATGCTTTGTTGCTGAATCATAGTCTGAAGCAGTACGCTTTGTAGCATCCTTAATATCCATTCCAGTAAGCTGCGACAATATTGCAGCATCAGAGGCAACTGTTGCTGCCTTAATAACATTTGGATAATCCTTAGAGTTAACTAATCTTGCCCATATTGATAGAACGCTTTCTCTTCCATATCCATATGTGCCCTTCATGATCTGGCCGCCAAAACTATATCCACTATTTGCTGCATCTACTGCTGCATACAGCTCAGGCATTCTTTGAATCTTAGGCCCAAAAACAACTTCCCGTGGGGTTAGGGCTGCTGTTATTTCTCCACCATTTTCATAAGTAGCAGAAGCCATTGCAACAAGTGGTGCGTTTGCAGGATCCATAGACGCAGATTGATTTAAAACATATCCGCCTAGTGGAACGCTTCCTAGTCTATCGTCGTAATTAATTGAAGATGGACCAGAAACCATAGTCTTGCCTGGGCCAAATGATTCAATGTCTCCACCCTCATAAAATTTAGGTAGTCGTGTTGTCTGAATACTATACGGAGCACCAAATGTTCTAACTCCACGCACTCTTCCAAACTCTTCCATGACAGAAGCATTTGCTTGCTTCTTATATAAATCTCTTAACGTAAACTGCCCATTTGCATCAACAACTGGTTGATTCATCATTGGAGCTTTTGTTAAGTCTAATGTGCGTCCTCTGCCTGCTGCATATGCACTTACAGCAGATCCCATTTCTGCTTCTATCTGTGCATTGAGTGCAAGGATTCTTGCCTTTGCTTGGTCTACAGTAATTTCGGCATTTCTCATTTGCTGCACAATTAATGCAGATTGATCTGCTGCGCTATTTGCAAATCTTTGAGTTATAGGGAGTATGTCATCAAATGTATCTAATAGTTCTCTGCTTACTGTTCCGCCCATAGCAATAGTCTTCTTTAATGTGGCAACCTCTTGCTCTGTCTGCATTCCTAGAGTTGCCATTAATGCATGGAACTTAGCTGCTTCTCCTGGAACAATTCCTGTAGATATTCCCTTAACGCTTGTTAGTCCTTCAATATTTGGAAGTCTATCATGCATATACATTTGTGGAGTTCTTGATATTCCTCTATTAACTGGAATAGCTCCTGGGACCCCGCCAAATATAGTTGCTGGATTGTTTACATCTCTTGGTCTAATATGAGACATTGCTCTAGTATTAGGGTCGCCAACATATGGATCGTTGGGATCTACAACTCTTCTTCCAGCTGCAACAACTGCATTTCCAGCAACTGTGCTAACTCCTGGGTTTACAGGAACTGCATTTTTCATTGAAGCTGCTTGCAGATTTTGATAATCTAAAACAAGCTTTTGCAATGCGTTGTGTAAAACTTGAGCTGCGGCTGCATCTGAATAGAATGCATTTTCAACCATCTCTGCTGCTTTTTGAGCAGCAATAATTTCTGGTGTGAGCATTTTCCATCCGTTTGCTCTCATAAAGAAAGATCTAAGCTGTACTATTCCCTTTGTTATATATCCGAAGAAGTTTGCAAGCACACCAGTTAACATAATAAGTGGACCTACTAATGCTGTAAATCCTGCCATAAATGTAAGAGCTTTTTTAATTGGTGTTGGCAACTCAGTAAAGAAATTCAAAATCTTTGATGCTGCATTTATAATCTTAGTTCCTATGCCAAGGAATTCTTCTCCTACGCTTGCCAGTTCTGCCTTTAGGCTTTCCATAGCTTTTCTATATTTACCAGATGCAGATTCTGTAATCATTCCTAATTCTCGCTCTGCAATTCCCGCCAAATCTGAAGTGCTTGCTTTCATTAGATCCATAACCTGAAGCGTCTGGCTTCCTTCTTTGCCAAGGTTGTTTAGGAGTGCGCTCATTCTTGCAAATTGGAATTTACCAAACATCTGTTCTAGCGCTCTAGCTTTGCTTAAAGGATCTAGTTTATTAAGAGCTGTTTGCAGGTCCAACAGCATGCCAGTTGTATTACCAGTATTTTTTGCAACCATGCCCATAACATCTATGCCGAAGTCTGACATAATTCCAACTGTTTGTTTTGTTGGATTAATTAAAGAAGCTAAACCTGACTTTAATGCGTTTGCACCTTCAGACGCATTAATTCCGCCCTCTCTCATTGCAGTCATATAAAGAGCTAGGTCTTCAATGCTGCCTCCAAGTTGTTGAACAACTGGGCCAGCTTTTGGAATTGCTTCCACTAAGTCATTAAGAGTTGTAGATGTCTGGTTTTCAACTGCGTTAAGAAAGTTAATTGACTCTGTAAGCTGTTCTGTATTTTGTTTAAAAGCTGTTTGAATTGATAGAGTGGCCTTCATTGCATCTTGTCTGTCTACTTCACCAAGGATAGCAAGTCTTGTTGTTTCTTCTATTGAGCCAAGGAGGTCGCTGCCCATCTTTCCAGTTGCCGCAATATCTGCACCTAGAGCAATTGTGTCTTTAAAAGAAGCACCCATTGTTTGAGACAAAGACTTTGCTGTCTGAATAACTTCTTCTCTAATTGCTTTTAAATCTGTTGCAGATGTTGCTGCTAGCCCACCGTAAACCTTTGTAAGTCTTACGAGCTCTTGGTCTGCTTCTCTAAAAGCTTTTCCTGCTGCAGCACCAAACATTGTTAATGGCACTGTGAGACCAACTGTAAGCTGACGACCTGCCCACTGAGTATTCTTACCCCAGTTAATTAAAGATCCTGCTCCTTCAGATAGTGCACGATTCATTATCTGCAGTTCCATGCGAGCTAGCTGTGCACTATTCTTTACAGCATCTAATCCTCTTGGAATCATGACATTGTACTGCATTAAGCCTTGAGCATTTCTGCCTAAAGGTTGTAGGACTGAGTTTTGAAGCATAACTTGCTCTTTGGCAAGCTCTCTGATCATTCCTTTTTGAGTAGTAGCATGCTCTCTAAAAGTTTGGAAATAGTTCTTAAGCTTTAATCTGCCTGCATCTAAATTCTTACCAAACTTATCGACATCTGAATTAAGGTTTACGAAGTGGCTGGAGAACTGCCCGCTTCCAGTTAATGTATCTCTAAATAAATTGTTTGCTAATTTTGTTGAAGCAGAAATTGCTCTGTTAGAAGCAAGCAGCTCTCTTTGAAGTTGCTGAAGACTAGCACTAGCCCTGTGTACTTCAGACACAAGGCTAGACAAGTCGGCTTTGGCGACTATGGAGGTTACAATTTGTTCGTCAGCCACTAATTACTCCTAGAGTATCCTAACCCTGCGCCAATTCCAAATCCAGCTTGTGCTGCGAAGGGTCCTTGTAAACCAACAACATCATCTGCTGATGCTTTAATTCCAAGGGCTCTTCTTTGGATATCTTCAAAGGTAGAACCTTTTTCTTTTTCTTCTTCTGCATCATCATCTAATTGGATTCCCTTTAGCGATGCTGCAAACTTTCTCTGGTTATGTTCTTTTTGATTCATTGCTGTTATGGTCTGAATCAATTCTGGCATTGATAAATTTTCTTCTAAATCTTCGTAATTCTTCCAATGTCCTAAAAGAAAAACTTGTCCCTCTAAAGCGGCTAAATCTAGTTCTGACCAGCCAGTACCGCTGCCGCTATTAGGTTTGGGTCGTCCATCTTAATTCCTCCGCAAACTTCAAGGATTCTATTAATTGTTGGAACATCCAATGCATCTTCGAGCTTGTCAAGATCAGCAACTAGATCTGGCAGTTGAGTTTCTAATGCTACTCCACACGCTTCAACCAAAATGCCAAGTGTTGCAGTCTCATCTTCTGCGTCTTGCACTTTCTTAATTACTTCCATAAACTTTCGTAGTTGCTTGATTGATAATGGCTTGAGCTTTACTTTAGCTCCGCTTTGTAGTTCAATCTCTTCTACATCATATACTGTACTTGCCAATTTATCCTCCTTAAGGATCGTCTAAATTATTATAGCATAACCATTATACGGGTACAACACTAAAGCCCCCAATTTCTTGAGGGCTTTAGTGTTAATTATTTATATAATTAGTTTAATGCTAGTACACGGTCAATAATCTTACCGTATTCTGAACCAGTATAATTACCGTCTGGTAGAAGACGGAATGTTACTGGGAATGTTGTTGCTGCTGTACGAGCCAAAGAGAACTGTGACTGCTCAACAGACAAAACACGACGTGCATAGTATACACGCTCAGTTGCTGCTGCTTCTGATGTTGGAGCCTGTCCAATTGCAATTAGTTGACGCTCTGTTGGAGCTGAACCAAGTGCACCTGCTTCTAGGCCAAGGTGATCTTCTGCTGCTAGTCCTGTTAGTACTGCTTCTGGAGTTCCACCCTTCTTTGGCTTTAGTGTATCTGACTTCTGGCCAAATACTGCAAGAATATTTTCTAGAGTTCCTTCTGCCATTTCAGTTGAAATTTGAACCTGCATTGCAGATTTAAATAGCTTAGCTGTATCTAGAAGCTGATCAACTGTTACAGAATCGTATGTTGGCTGGTAACTGATCTGAAGACCGTTATTTGTGTAACCAACGTTACGGTATGCTGCACCCTTTAGAGGGTTTGCCTCTGTTGGTGATGTCTGTTGTGTAGCTGCTGTAGCTGGTAAAACTTTGTTTAGTGTTGTAGTATAAGACTCTGCTTCCACAAATCCTGGTACAAGACGGTTTTTATCTGCAACGAAAGATTTCGCTACTCCCGCTTCCATGTTTGTGACGTAACCTGGTGTTGTTGAGTCTTCTACTGACAAAAATAGTGGTGATGCGCCAACAAGAATATTCTTAGCGTCACCTGTATTTTGATATGCCATAATTGTATTGCCTCCTGATTTCATGAAATTAATATATATATATGTGGCTGGCTAGGCCCTTTCCTCTGTTCTAATTTTACTCTACTAGCTTATAAAAGGCAAACTAGGCAAACCTTCCCTGCCCATTTGTTATCCTTGAGTACTTTACCTCTAATATTACATCTGCTGCATAAAAGCCTTGTATCTCTTCTGATGGGGCTGTAGATGATATATCTGCTATATGGATGCTATGAAACTTGAATTTATCTGATAGTCCCGCCCATTTATTCACATCTCTGGCAGACTCATCCATTCTTCTAAATTCATCTGTAAGGAAGTTTCTCATCTCAACAATATCCAGCAAGTCTGGTGAATATAGGGTGAGAAGGATCTGCTCGCAGCATATCATCCAGTTGTTCTCATATGACATTCCAACCTTGTCATATACTATATGCTTCTTTCCGCTAAGGAACTGATTCATCTCTGGCTGTTGCTGGACTGGGACAATTGGGACAAGGGTCTCATTTAGATTATCTGAATAATAGTTTTCTTCATCAAATATGCCAAGCCATGTGAGTCTATTCCACAAAAACTTTCTTATTTCAAACATTGCATCTAGTTTATAATTAGCCATTTACTAACCTCGCAAATGCTGCTGATGTTGCAATTTCTGCTTCATTTGCCAATTGATTTGGAGAGAAGCTATACTTAACTGATTTAACTTGTGCTGGTACACCTAATGCTCTAGACAATGATGAATTAAATAGTCTTTGGAATCCCGATTTTTTTATAGACATATTAACTAGCTGCCCAGTAAAGAAGTATCTGTATTGTGCAAAGAATGCATTTTTAGTTGCAGCTCCGCCTGGCTTTTTAACAGTAACAGATTCTCCCTTTGGCATAAATATTGTGTATCCATCAATATCAAATACGAGTCTTTCAGAAAACCTTGGGGCAATAACTACTGTCTTGCCTTCTTCCATAATCGAAGCTTTCTTGACAAACACATGTTTATTGTTAGAGTTTTCAGAAGGAACAAAAGATTTGGAGTCCGTTAGTTCATAATTAACTTTTAGAGAAAGTCCATCGGCTGGGAGCTGCTTTAGTTTAAATAATCTTGCCTGATCGTCGCCTATTCTACCCCACTCATAAACATGGTGAAAAGATTTAGGTGCTGTTCTTGCCTTAGCATCTACATAGTCTCCAAAATCAACTTGAAGTTGATCAAAGATTACATTTCTAAATGCCGATTGAAATTGAGGATTTTCTGCAAGCTTGGCCATGACATTTGTTTTATAAAACAATGCAGCAGATATTTGTGCAACTGTACTATCTCTTATTGCACCACTTACTGGCTTATTAGCCATAAGGTTAACTAATCCGCTTGCTGCTTTAATTGCTAAAACTTCAGATGCCAATTTGTTGATTCTCCGCTCTTTGTAATGAAGAGTTGTAACCTACAACATTTCCAAATGGGTCTGAGATTGGTGTGGTTCCTACGACATCAAAAACTGTATCTGTATCGCTTGGATAGTTTAGCTCATACCAGATAGGCTTTCCATTTACATCTCGGATATTCTTAACCTTATCTCTTGCAGTTAATCTGTCAGATGTTCTAGCCTCTATGTATTGGTTGTTTGAATATTTATTTGAAAACTTCTGGCTATCATTAGACCTGTTTCTGCTTTCGGTAATTACTCCTCTAGCATAGCAATCAATTGTTTTTATAAAAGAAAACTCTCTTATCATTGCCCCAGTATCTTTATCCTGCTGCTCAGTTTGTCTATATACATCCATCTTCATGGTCATAAGGCCATCTACTAAGTCAAACATTACACCAAAACCATTTGTGTTATTACATAGTCTGCAAGTAGCTTGTCTGCGTATGAAGAGCCAGTTCCGCTAAATGCTTCTGAAGAATACTCGAAGTCCCAATCTGTTGTGGAAACCTTTTTAACGTACCTGTCTTTCCAAACACGATCTTTTGCAAAGTACATCTTCATTATTTCTACAGCTGCGTCACGAACCTCATTTGGAACATACTCCCATCCAAATCTGGCGTAGACCTTATAATTCTTAGACCTTCTAAATATATCTGGAGAAGAGTCGTGAATTGATGGAGGCACCATTCCGTTAGCTATATAAACATCGTTATCTAAAATAGATGCTATATTTACCTTTAGCCCAAAACCGCTTGTAGTTATATCAATAGTCAGCCCAAGGTTATTGACTTCATTTAAATTATCAACAAGTAGCTGATCATTTGCGTGAAGGGTGTGAAGTCTATTTACTTTTTTAGTAAGAGGCATAGTGTCAGAATCATTTCCTACTGAAGAAAAATAATCATCATGTAGGAAAAACTTTTGACCAGTATAGCCATCAATTATATTTCTTGCATATCTTTCAGCAAGCTTAAGCTCTTGATAGGTCTTGTGATTTGGATCATTAGAATCTGAACCCAATCCCATTTCCTGTGCAGCCTCTTGTATATCTACATAAGGAGTTACAATATCAAGCATTGTTGTATTAGAATATGAGGCGCCTTCGTACTGCCATTCCCATACCAGCTTAAACTTTCTTGTTCTTGCTGTGTACGAGAGTGGTAGATAAACGCTGTATGATCCTATATCAACTTCGCTTTGCTCAGCTGTAAGGGTTGTAAGTATTGATGTTGGATTAATTGGTGGAGATATGACTGGATCGCCAGTTATGTCATAAACTTTGACAGTTACTGGAGAGCTAGGTGTTACAGCTTCACCCTTTACATAAATCTTTGTTGTTGCAGGTGTGCTTGTGTTTACATATATCTCTGCCATTTGTTAGGCTTAGTTATAGTACTCCTGTACTTCTCTAGGGGTAGCTAATCTAAACCCTTCCTCCTTATCAAAAATTTCTTGAGCCACATCGGGCTTCATTGCTACGAATGGATGATCTCTTGTAAATGTGAAGCCTAGGGCATCATATCTAGCATTTGGTCTATCCATCTTTACTAGAATCATATCTTCATCAAGTTTTTGATTTGGATCCAGTCTAGGAAGAATCTCATCTGCATCTTCTTTTGCGCTTTCAATATTCTTGAGTGTACCTTGGTAAACTGACCAAGTAACTCCCTCTTCTGCAAGTGCCGCAATTACATCTGCTTTATTTTTTAGTCCATCGACATCAACTGCAAAGTTTGCTGCTAATGTCTTTAGATCCTTGACCTTAAGTGTGTCAAATGACATATATACTCCTTTGGTATGTATATAAATTATAGCACTAGAAAATTAAAATGAAAAGCCCCCAAAATTAATTGGGGGCCTTTCCAGCAAGTTATTTCTTAAATTAAGAAGCAACCTTAACGTCTTTAACGACTACCCATGCATCTGCCTGCTCAATTTGGGTACCCACACGAGTATACATTGTATATTCGATTGAGTCCTTCTTTGGCCAGAAGAATCGGTAAACAGTTACGTCACGCTTGATACCAATAACTACGTTATTAGGGAATGTCAAGTGAACGTCTCCGTGATCTCCTGTTGGTGTTGCATATGAGCCAGTCTGTGTTTCCTTAAGTAGTGGAACCTCAACAATTGGAATACCAAATGCGAATGGCGCTACATACCCTGCTGGACCACCGAGTCCGCCTTCATTTCCACGGATGATGCTTGAAGCAATATCCTGTGGGTTAGCAGAACCGTAGTTACCCAACTGTGAAGTTGAGTACAAGTAGTCTTGAATTAGGTTTGAGCCTGCAAGGAAGCGTAGGTCTGGACGACGTTGCTTGTACTTACGTGGCATAGCCTTAAGTGCCTTGTTGAAGATTTCACGAGACACGTTTGCGCCCGCTCCAGCTACTACGTGGCCGTTTGCCTTTGCAATCTTTACAACACCATCAAATGACTTGTATAGTGCATCATTTGTTAGAGCTGTATTACCGTTAAGGACTACGTCCTCAAGATCGTTACCAGCCTGTGTTGCCATAAGTCTTGCAATGTGATCTTCTAGATCTGCACCTTCAATGTTGTCTTCTAGAGACTCAGTTGAAAGCTCCCAATCTAGGCGAAGCTTCTTTGTTGTGAGAGAAATCTTTGAGAATTGTACGGCAGCATTTGTGCCAGTGTTCTCTGCTTCAGCTGCAAGCTTCATAAGCTTCTCGCCAACGCCAATACGATCAATCTCTGTAGTGTCAGCTCTCATTCGAACTGTACGTGCTACTTTACCGATTACTGTTGCATCGAACATGTAATCGAGGAATCTTGCGGATTGCTCAGGATTGAGCAAGCCTCCC